TGAACCGATGCGGAATGTTTTCAATAATATCACCTATCAATCTGCATGCAAATTGTGGTTTGGTATGGGTTTCACGACAGCAGGTAAATCAGGTGAAATGACTAAGTTTGTTACTATTAAGACTATGTCGTTTCTAAAGAGAAACTTTGTTTATATGGAACGTTTGGAACGATGGGTTGCTCCTCTTAGTTTAGAATCTTGTTTTAGATCTATGAAGTGGAGGCTACCATCGCGTTATGTGACTCATGAAGATCAGGGAATTGCGAATGCGGCCTCGATGTTATGGGAATTTTATTTCCACTGCAAGACGAGAGAAGATTTCGATAGAGTAAGAGAAGATCTTTATCAATTAATACGATCAGCGTATTTTATTGAAGAGGATATTATCAGGAAATCTTTGCCAAGTTATGAGAGAATTACATCTTCTGTGACCGGCGGACCAGATTTATTGGATACCGAACTTGAAAGGGAGGGAAACGAACCCGACGAGTTAAGGCTTGAATCTGGAAGTGAGGATGGTGTCAGTGCCAGTTTAGTGAAGTTAGAGCCTCACTCTAATAAAGAAAAAGAAATTTCACCGTTTCTACGCGTAGCGCCCTATTTCAGTCGCTATGTTGAGGTTACCCGAAATACTAATGAGATTTATATCGAAGAACGCTCGCTCGATGCGTTGACATTGTTTTGTCAGAATGAGAGCAAAGTGGAGACTGAAAGCGGTTTGAGTTTGAAAGATATCAGAGAAGACACATATCTTTGGGAACATCCGAATTTGAGTAATCTTGCTAGGCGAGATTTGCGCAATTTTGGTGTAGAAGAAGATAAGAAATTGACTCTGATTGTTTTGGAACGAATACAAAGGCGTAAAAACCGACGTTTGAAGTTTCAAAGTGAGGAAGTGGCCGTACAACATGATGGACCAGTTAGTGGTTCGAGTGTTTCTATGTACGAGAACCTTGAAGATATTGGTGGAACAGCAGCCGACGAGAAGTCAGCAGGTGTTTCACGTTACTTTGATCAAGGTCAAAACAACATGCTAGATTTAGATGATTTCTTTGCTAGACCAGTCGAGATTGCGAGTACTGCTATAGCTTCATCAACTGATTTTAGTGCAGCTTATCCTGTGTGGGATCTTTATACCTTAAACCCTTCAGTTAGGGCTAAATTGAGGAATTTTGCTTACATTCATGGTGACTTGCATGTGCGTGTTGTTATTTCAGGTACTCCGTTTCACTATGGAAGGATGTTGTTGTCATACCAGCCTTATGCGGAAAGAAATGTGACCATAGCTGCTTATGATACTAGTATTGCATTCAGTTCGACTTTTAGAAAACCTTTTATCAATTACTTATCACAGGCTTATGGTTCTGTGACGTTAGATGTTAAGAGTAATAGTCCAGTCGATATGGTATGTCCTTTTATATCAACGAAGCCTATGCACAGGTTGTTTAATACTAGTGCTTTGGCGTTAGCTGATACCACATCTTATGAAGATTTGGCAGAAGCAGGAAGGTTGTATATTTATAGTATCAATACTGTTGAGTCTGTTAGTGCAACGCCTTCTGATGTGCATTTGCAGATATACGCGTGGATGGAGAATGTTCAATTGGGTTGCCCGACGGCTACCATAATTGGAATTACAACGGAATCAGAGACTAAGGTTGGTCCCGTTGAGCGTATAGCTTCTAGTATTGCTGAGGTGCTTCGTTATGTGAGTGGTGCTCCTGTCATAGGAACATACGCGCGGGCTGGAGCCTACGTGTGTTCTGGTATTGCGAATGTGTCGGCCTTGTTTGGTTGGTCTCGTCCTGTTATGACTACTGTACCTATGTATGTTAAGAACAGGCCTTTCTGTAATGGTGCGCAGTTCATTGGTGGTGAAACAGCTAAGCGTATAACTTGTGATCCTGAACAGGGTTTGACAGTTGATCCGAGGTACGGTGGAGTTGACGTTGATGAGATGAGCATTAATTATTTAGCAGGGCTTGATAGTTATTTGCACACGTTTGCGTGGGTTCCTGAGGATACGATTCTGTCTAGTTCTATATTTTTGTGTAGAATTAGTCCGTCGTTGGCAACCTATGCGAACAACAACGGTCATCTTCAACCTACAGCTATGATGTTTGCGACGCAGCCTTTCAGGTTTTGGAGAGGAGACATTATATTTAGGTTTGAAATAGTATGTTCAGCATATCATCGTGGTAAGTTGGCTTTCTATTATGAACCGAATATAGCTCAGTATGCTCTTATTGATGCTGATTTGTCTTTGAACAAAAACTTCATTAAGGTGGTTGATATTCAGGAGACTCAAAGTATTGAGTTTTGTGTACGATGGGCCAGTCCTAGAGCGTGGGCACGTGTTAACACACCATCTCAAGCTGCTAACAATTATCAAACGTTTTCATCGACCTCTCAATCATACGAATTTGTGAATGGGTATATTGGAGTTTCTCCATTTACCACTATTCAATCACCGGATGGTTCTGGAATAGAAGTTAACGTTTATGTGAGAGCAAAGGAGATGCATGTTAACGTTATGGATGATGCTAATTTCCCAGATGAGAGGCAGATAGTTTTTCAATCTGCAGAGGGGGAGATGAAGTATGATTTATCGTGCGTAGAGTTGAATGAGTCAACCGCTAGTACACGGGGTATTAGCCAGCAGCACTTCGGGGAAGAGATATTTTCATTTCGCGCAGCACTTAAAAGGTATGCACACAACGTAACGATCCCCCTAGGGGCTAGTGTGGCATCCGATGTGGCTATTGTAGCGCAGATGCCTGTGATACCTGTAGCAATTCCCATGTACGACACTGTTGTTGTTCCTGTAACCATCCGTCATATATATCATTATTTGGCATATGGTTTTCTAGGTGTACGTGGAGGTGTGCGCAAAAGGTTACGTCACAATAGTCATGTTAGTCAATTAGCTCACCAGCATATTGTACAAGTGACTTTAGATAGCATAGGTGGTACTTTGACTCCTACGGCTGTGTGGTCTTTAACCGAACCGCGAGC